AATATAATATTTGCAACAAAGTTGTATATTTACAACATGAAGTACAATAATATATACTCAATAGAATTTAGCGATTCAACTACCGGCGGCATTGGTGGCAATGCCATTAAAACAATAGACTACAATGCAACAGGCGGCGAAACTTCAATAACAATTACAGAACTTATCGCCAAAACTGCTACACTATTATTCCGGGATGGGTTATACTATACACAAACCGAAAGTGTACCTGCTACCGGTAAAAAATACAACTTTGATTCAGCTACAGGCGTTATAACATTCAGCATACAAGTACCACCATTAGAGCCAGGCGAATTGGTAACGGTGCAGTATGTTGACTATTCCGAAATAGTTGTCGATGTTGAGCCTGTAACATTAGCTGAAGCAAAACTATTTACACGTATAGATTTAGTTGATGATGATGATTTTATAATTCAATTAATAACAGCTGCTAGAATAACTTTAGAGCAGTTTACAAATTTATCTTTTATTCCTAAAATAGTTACCGTTGTTGCAAGTAACGAAGGTGGAAAAATGCACCTACCTTTCGGGCCTATATCTGGCACTCCTACAGTTGTTGATAATAACGGCACTGACCTTTCACCTGAATTCTATGGAGGTGTTTTTAAGTCGCTTATTTCGCCTGAAAGCGATAATATAACCATTCAATACACTGCAGGTTATAGTGTGCTTCCTGAACATTTTAAGGTTGCAATACTTAATCAGATCAAATATCTATACGAAAATAGAGCAACAGGCGAAGCAGGTATTTCACCGATTGCAAAAACAATGTTATTACCATTAAGGATGCCAGCATGTTAAAGACTATTCAATTAAATAGAAGGATAATTATAACTACATGGGAAAGCAGTGTAGATCAAGGAGGCGGCGTTATTAACACCGAAGTAGATAGTTGGGTATTATGGGCAAAGGCTACAGATAGAAGTGGCAATGGTACAACAGTAAATGGGCAAAGGATATACCCTTATGACATTGAATTTACTGTTAGATACTTTGTATCCAAACCGATTACAAGCCAAAATACAGTTACCTATTTAGATAAGAGTTATAAAATTCAAAGTGTTTTAAATGATGTTGAAGGTGATATAAATTATCAGATAATTAAATGCACTGTAGCAAATGGGTAAAGGTGTTACCATAACAGGTGATAAGCAGCTACTAAAAGAGTTTGAAAGAATTAACAAAGCAGCAAATAAAGAAATGAATGCAGAGTTAAAGGCATTCGGCTTATTGGTTGAAGGTGAGGCAAAGGCTTTAGCGCCTGGAGATGAAGGTTTTTTGCGTAATCGTATCAAATCTGTACCTGGAAATTTAGAAGTTGAGGTTATAGTGAATGCGGATTATGCAGCCTATATGGAATTTGGAACTAAGCGTAAAGCAGCATCTTATGTAAGCGGATTACCTTCAGATTGGCAGCAAGTTGCTGCATCATTTAAAGGTAAGGGCAAAGGTGATTACTTTGATTTTCTTAACAACATTTTAGATTGGGTAAAAAGAAAAAAAATTGCTCAAATAACTAATTCATATACAGGCAGAAAAAGTACAAAGAAAAATGATTTACTTTATGCTGCAAATATGATAGCAATGGCTATACTTCGTAATGGAGTTACGCCGCATCCATTTCTTTATCCGGCTTATCAAAATAATGTTAAACAATTTCAAGAAAGATTAGATAAAATAATAAGCGGCAAATAATGAAAGATATAAATTATCCACTAAGAAAAGCATATTACAGCGCATTGTCAGGCATGACTGATATAAATGATGTAGTTATACCTGTTTATTATGGAATGGCGCCTGAAGATAATATCAATAACAACTACATTACATTCAGCAAGGTAAGTAATACAGATGCAAGTACAAAGAGTGAAAACAGTTTAGAAGTGGCAATGAATGTAACTATCAACACCTTTGACAATAATGGCAATAGTGGGCAAAATTGTGATTTCATCGCAAATAAAGTACTTCAAGCTATTTACCCAAATACTTACAATAATTTAGATTTAAGTGATGATGGTTTACAAATAGTTAACACAAAACTAGAAACGGATATTGTAAATGATTATGCAATGACAGGTAGCAGGGTTTATTTAGATAGAACTATTATTTTTTCTCATTTAATATTCATTCAATAATTATTTGCAACTTTGTTGCAATATTTTCTTAACTTAGTAAAAATTTAAACAAAATGGCAGAACGTAAACTTTCAGGAGATGATTATTTATTGTTCATCGATCCTGCCGGTGGTGCATCTTATGAATTAATTGTTTGCTTAACGGAGCAGCAGTTTAACCGTGCAACTACTGAAATAGACGCAAAAAGTAAATGTGGCCCTGATAAATTACCAGGTACCCAAACAATTGAATTAACATTTAGCGGTCAAGTGATGCTTGATCCTTCAGGTTCAACACTTAGCGAAGCAGATTTGCATGGCTTATGGTCGTCATCTTCAACTATTGGATGGAAGTTAGGTGTAGCATCTCCAACAATTGGCGATGTAAGTTATTCAGGCACTGGCTTTATATCCAAATTAGATAGCAGCTATGGCATGGACAACCCTGCAACATTCAGCGGTTCAATCGGTGTGTATGGTACAGCCACACAAACAATCGAGGACTAGAATTGAAAAGGTAAAAACTTTAATAAATTAATAAATGTGCATCCGTTAATCCGGGTGCACAATTTACTGCATAAAATAAACTAATGAATAACTACTTACAAATTGAAATAGGCGGCGAATTAAGAGGTTTAAAATTTAACATGCTATCTCGCATTGAAGCAGCAAAGAAAGTTGATTTTGACCGTTTAGAATCAACTACACTTTACGCTTATGTATATGCAGGTTTACTTGCAAATGCTTATGTAAAGCAAGTTGAATTTACTACTGATTACGAAACAGTATGTGATTGGGTTGATGCTATACCAACAGAAACACAAATTGAAATTATCGGAAAGATTAATCAAATTTTTGGCACTAGCGAACAATCGGAAAAACCAGAAACAACAACTGAAGAAAAAAAAAGCAATCGAAAAACTATGAAGGCGAATGCTTAAAAATCGCACTCGGTAAATTAGGTTGGAGTGCTTACCAATTTTATATTAGTAGCCCTTACGAGTTCGACATGGCTTGTGAGGGCTATTTTGATAAAGTGAAACAAGAGCAGATACAAACAAGAATGTTAGCAAATGTTTTTTATCGGACAATGGGCGGCAAAGATGATATAAGAAGTTTTTGGCCTTTAGCAAGTGATGAAGATTTCGAGAATAAAAAAGGTAACAATGTTGTATGGGGTGAAACGAAAGAAGAAGCGATTGAAAAGTATAACGAGATTTTAAGAATTCATAATATTAAGTCATGAGTACATATCAATTAGGTGTAAAAGTTAGTGTTGATAATAGCGGAGTAAATGAGAAATTAACATCACTGCAGCAAGGACTTGCAAAAACTGCAGGTGAAGCCGCAAAGACCGGAGATACACTCGATAAGAAATTAAAGGGAGGCACTAATCAAGCAGGAATTGCATTAACTAATTTTGGTAGAGTTATCCAGGATGCACCTTTTGGGCTTATAGGCATTGCAAATAATATAGATCCGTTAATATCTTCACTTCAAAATTTAGGTAAAAGTTCAGGAGGTGTAGGAGGTGCAATAAAATCATTAACTGCATCCCTTATAGGCCCTGCAGGTTTTGCAATTGGTATTTCAGTTATTACATCTGCATTGATTGCTTTTGGCCCACTATTAAAAGAATCTTTAGGTAGCGGTGCAGTTTTTCAAGGTTTGATAAAATCGGCTGGAGATGCAGCAGAAGCAGCAACAAAAGCACGTCAAGATTTCGATTTATTAATTAGGCAAATAGATCAATTTAAGGCAGGTTCTGTATCTCAATCAAATGCAATTGATAAGGTAAATTCAAAATTAAAAGAATACGGTTTTGAGATTACCAATATTACAGAATTCCAAAAAAATAGTGGAGAAGTTAGTGCCGTTTTCATTAAGATAAAGGAACTTGAAGCAAAGGCAATGGCTTTAGCTGCGGAGGAAGCAAAGGCATATGCCAGGCAAATTGTATTAACTCAAACCTTGCAGTCAGGTAATGCTTTTGATGTATTAGGCGAAGTTTCTGCACTAGGTTTACTTCGTGCTGCACTAGGTGAAGCAGGAGCAGTAGGAAAAGATTATGTTGAACAAATAGGAAAATCAGTAGACAAACAAAAAGCATTTAAGGCATCGGTAAATGGCATTAACGATGAAATTTTTTCATTGATTAATTCATTTAAAAATATCAAAGGCATTGGAGAATTAACAGTTGCTCCTAAAGCTATAAAAATAAAACCAGGAAAAATAGAATTAGAATTCCCTAAAGGTAAAATATTTGAGGAGTTATTTACCATTGATAATGGTAGTGCAATGAGCCAAATGGCTGAAAGCATACGCAATGCAGCCAAAGAAGCTAAGAAAGTAGCGGATGATTTCTTTACCGTTAATCCTGCGGCGTTGAAGGTAAAACCTGTTATACTACCGTTTAAGACTAATGTGAGTTTAGTTAATGAGGAGTTTACAAAATTAACTGAAACTTTAGGCGCAATCCTGCAAAGCACATTGCAAGATGCAGTTTATGGATTAGGTGAAACTTTAGGAAATATGATTGCAGATGGAGGTACATTAAAAAATATTTTCGGTTCAATATTTCAAGTTATCGGAGCAGGGTTGAAGCAGATGGGTAAAGCTATGATTGCTTACGGTGTTGGTATTGACAAATTAAAGAAAGCAATTAAAAACCCTACGGCGGCTATCATTGCAGGTGCTGGACTTGTATTGTTAGGGTCATTAATGCAAAAAGCTATCCCTCAATTCGCCAAAGGTGTAAACAACTTTAGAGGTGGTATGGCTTTAGTGGGTGAACGTGGCCCTGAATTAGTTAACCTACCTACAGGCAGTGATGTAATACCTAATGATAGAATAGCCGGAATGATGGGCGGCGGAATGGCAATAGCTGTACAAGATATAGTTATTGATGGAAACAAATTAAGAATAGTATTAGATAGGGCAAACCAATCATTCAATAGAAATTTTTAAGTTATGGCATACGGATTATTCGCACGGATAAGATTTTCACCGGTACAATTAGGTACAGTTCCACTGTATCAAATCTACATTAAAAAGAAAGATTATACAGGTGATTTTAGTGAATTAGTTGGTGCATCAACACCGGCTGTACAATCCTATGAAAGCGACAATCCTTTAGCGCCTGTTCAAGCAAGTACATTGAGATTTGCTTACATTGATAATGGCACTGTGCCTATGAATACATTTATTTCTGAAGAAGATGATATTTTCAAAGTTGAGTTTATAAGAAATGGCACAACTATATGGAGTGGATTCATCCAAATGGATGATGTTAACGAACCTTTGGTTGAGTTCAATCATGAAATACAGATAACAGCTACCGATGGCATTGCGTTCCTTAAAAGCATTGCCCTAAACAATGCAATGAGGGTAGGTCTTAATCCTGAAATAACAACAGATTTGCCGGTGTACAATTACTACACTATACTTGATTATCTTAAAATAATTTTAGGGTGTACAGGGTTGCAAATTGATACAGTTATTTATTCTAACATATACACTGAACCTGAACCTTACACTTTAACAGGTGTAACTATGAATGTTACTGCACCAAACAAAATATTACTTTCAAATACTTCTGCATCTATATTTAAGGCAGGGCAAACAATAACAATAAGTACAAGTGGAGGTCTTAATACAGGGCCTTTTGTTATTACATTTGCGGAGCAGTCAGGCACTACATGCGTACTTACTACAAGCACTACAGTAACAGCAGATACAGCACGTACTGCAACTATAACTTACAACTTTACACAATGGCAATTTGATACGATGATTAAGGCTACATCATTTACCAATGATGATGTAACTTATGAAGATTGCTATACTATACTTGAAAGAATTATGAAGCGTTTTAGGTGCTGCATATTTCAGGCTGAAGGATGGTGGAGAATAGTGCATATAGATGAAATTAAATACTACACAGATGGGCAAATAAAAGGACATCATTATGATAGTAGTTTTGCAACTAAAATAGAATTTCTTGAATATCCTGAAGCAATTACTGACAACACTTTTGAGATGGGTATAAGTCAGCGCATTGATAGGGCAAATAAATTTAGCAGGGAGCAGTACAACTACAGGCAGCCTGGCATATTACTAAGAAATTACAACTTGCAAAATTTGGGTGCATTGATAACATCTTATGTAAGTGGAAGCAATACAATTTCGGAGTATCAGTTCACAGATTGGGCAGCAGGTAGTTTCCCTTCAGGCCCTGCAGCATTCTTTATTCGTGTTGTTAGGGATACTGCAAGTAGTAACGAATTAGAAAGATATGCAGTTATTAGTGGTGCTACAGGTGATAGCGCACGTTCAATAATATCATTACCAATTGAAGGAGTTGAAGGTGATAGCGTAAAATTAGAATTTAGCTTTAAGACTTCTAACAGTCAACCTGGAAATGTTAACACTGTACTTGCATTTGCTATTTATGATGGAACTACATGGTATTATGCAGATGAAATTTCTAGAAACTTTTTAACTACTTTAGGATGGACTTTTACAATACCTGCAGGCGATAATACAAACCAATGGCAGCAAGTAGAGATTCCACCTGCTCAATTACCTTTTGATGGCTTAATTTACGTGTTTTTACCACAAGCATCTACAACATTTGCTGTAACGTATATAAGAGATTTAAGATTAACTTATACACCTGTAGTTAGTGAAAGTACAAAGGTTATTGGACATATACATAAAAGCAATCAGGATAAAATAATTAAGAACAATAGCGATTTTGAAATATTTATTGATTCAGCACCTACAAACAATATTGCAGGTGCATTGATGAAGCGAAAAAATGCGCCAACAGTTGTTGAGGTGAAGCCTAGAACATTATTTTGGTATCGGGATATATACCCTAGCGAAGTAAAAAGATTTGGGCAAATTACAACACTTGAACAGTTGATATGGAAACAGAAAACAAGGGTAATGGTTGAGGGTAATAGATTCGGATCTATAGGTTCAATTAGTAAGATGAATGCAGTAATTGTTCCTCATTTTCCGGATAAAGTATTCGTTACCGGTAGGATGGAAATTGATTACAGGAACACAAAAATAACGGCTACACTATACGAATTAAGCGATACTAGCGATGTTCCGGAAAGCGCCTTTGATTTAGTATATGATTTTTCTTATCTTTACTCAACAAAATAACAATGGCTAAAGTTAAAGGAGATAATGTTGTTGTAACCATCTA